GTGGGTCCGAAGTCGAAGTTCGCTCAACGCGCGATCCAATCGACGGAAGGGGCGAGGCCCTACCTTCAGGGCGCTCAGAACCTCCAAGATATCCAGTCGAAGATTCCCGCAGCCAAGGCCGAAGTGTGGGGTCCGTATCAGGATACGATTAACGCTATCGGCGGCAAATCGGTTACTGGGCCCGACGGCCCGACGACTATCGGCGATCTAGAAAAGCAACGGCTCGAACTCTCGGCACTCAATCGAGGGCTAAAAAACGGCGACCCCGCGTCGCTGCAACTTGCCCAGCAAAAAGGATTAAGTCAGGCTGATGCGCTCGCTAAAGAGAAGGCGGTCCAAAACGCGCTCGATCCGCACCTCGAAAACGCGGGGATCGATCCGAAGTTAATTCGCAAGACGTTCGGCCAGATTTCGGACGTAGGCAGTCGCGTGGCGGGTCGGAGTACGCTTGCCGAGCCGTCCACCCGGTTCGGTCTAGGCCGCGCCGCAAATCTTAGTATCAAGAATCCGCTAGCGGCACCCGAGGAAGTTATCGGCGGGGTCCGGGATATCGTCGCTGGTCGGCCGCTATTCAGAGGTAAGGCGACTGATGTGGCGATTCGCGAAGGATTCCGTAGGGGCGGCGCAAAGCCAGATCTCGGCTCATTTGATCCGCAGTCCCAGGTTGCTCCCGAGAATCGCCAGCTGCCCGCACCAGGAATCCCCGACGCCGAGTATACGATGGGCGGTGAAGGTAGCCCAGCGCGGCCATCCCCTGCACCCGCTCCGCCGACTCCTTCCGTCATCACGCCGGCGCCGGACGCCGTACCGCAACTCCCGGCCCAGGCGAGCCCGGACTCGACCGGAGCGGCTACGGTTCAACCGTCGAACCCGCCACCCCCGCTGAACGCTGGAACGGCCTCTACGCGAACCCGTCCGCCGCTACCCCCGAATCCCCAGCCGACTCCGGCGGGCCGTGCCACGGTCACGCCAGAGGGCGTGGCGATACCGGAAAGGAAGCTGCTGCCCGCTCCGTCGCCGAAAACGAATCAGACGCTCAAAGTCGGGGACGAAGTGACGGTTAAGGGTCGGACCGGAGAGGTCGCCGGGATGAACCCGAAGACCGGGAAGGTAATCATCAAATGGCATCAGTAGTCGAGCTTCATCCTGACGAGGTAGAGGACCACCCTTCTACGCCGAGCCACCCGTCCGGGAAGGTGACCGCCTTCGACGAGGAGAGCGGACTCCCAATCGTAAAACGCGAGTCCTCTAATCGGGTCGAAAAAGAGGAAGTGAGCACCAAATCAAAAGAGGTTAGCCATGAGTCAGGCCCGCATAAAGGTGAAGGTGGTAACGCAGATCACGGTAAAGTGGCAACTGAAAAACTGGCTGACGCTCACGCAGCCGGGCGCGATGTTCTTCACCAATCTACCGATAGGGAGTCGCTGGTACGACAGGCGAAAGACTTCGCGCGACAATTCGAAAACGGGCTAAAGTCCTCGACCCAGGGCATCAAGGGCGCACGGTTCGAAAGCGTCCGCGACGAGAAGACGCCGACCCGGCTCGACGAGAAGATCGAGAAGGAAGGCCAGCCGGTCGATACGATTCCCGATATCCTCGCCGGACGGATCGAGGCCGATTCCCACGAAGCCCACGAGAAGGCTGCGAAGGCGGTCAAGGGGAACTTCTCGGTCGTCCGCGATATCGACGAGTTCAAGGATGGCGACCCGGACTTTCACTATCGGGCCCACAAGATCCAAGTTCAGGTGACGCCGGAACTTTCGGCTGAGGTACATATCATCCCGAAGGAAGTGCTCGAAGCTGGGTTCGAACAGCACGCGGACTATCAGAAGGCGCGGGATGCGGACCTGGCCGGGGACGCTAAGGAAGAGAAGAAAGCGACCGCCGTCGCTCGAAAGATCAATGATGAGGCGATGGCGAAGTTCGAGAAGCGGAACGCGGAGACGGAGTACAAGTTTGGATCCACACAGGCGAACCTGCCAGAAGACTCCGACGCCCACCGCGCGATTCGTGGCGCTCAGGCGATGGTCGATAAGAAGGACCTCGCAGGGGACGGGACCGATATCGACAAGCCGCATGTGACGGTTCGCTACGGGCTGAAGGGCGACGACCACGACGGCGTAAAGAAGTACCTCGGCTCTCAGGCTCCGTTCGAAGCGAAGCTCGGGAAGACGACGACATTCCCACCAAGCCCGAACAGCGACGGGGCATCGGTCGTAGTCGCGCCGGTCGAGTCCGATGACCTCCACCGGATGAACGGCGAAGTCGAGAAGCACGGCGACTTCAAGAAGTCCGACTTCCCGGACTATAGGCCTCACGTCACGGTCGCCTACGTCAAGCCCGAGACGGCCCACAAGTACGAGGGGATGGACGTAACCCAAGGGAAGAAGTTCCCCGTCCGGTCGGTTGCGATATCGAATCGAGATGGGGAGCACGAAGAGGTCCCGCTTGGCGGTAAGATAGAGCCGGAGGCGAAAGATGGAAAAGCTGACGATCTTCGAAGTCGAGCCGATTCTGATAGACCGGAGCGCCCGAACGCTGAGCGAGGGGCCGGTTCGCGTTTCGGCGGTCGAACTCCCGCTAGTACCGCTAAGGGAGCGGATAGGCCTAGCGACCCAACTCCTGGACCAGTACTTTCTCCGAAGCTCGCCAAAGGCGTCACGGTCCTCGTTGGCGACTCTCACGGGATTGTGCGCGGCGGCAACCCTAACTTTGGCTCCGGCGGTCGCTGGAGCGTGGAAACGCCGGACGGAACGAAGACGCTCAAAGGGTCGGACCTGACGCCGGTCGAGCAGGTGAAGCCTAAGAAGGACTCGCCGTGGATCGGCGTGGACCTTGACGCCACGCAAGCCCACTTCAAGAAATGGGAAGGGCCCACGGTCGTAGGCAAACCTATTGCGGCGATGGTCGATCACGTCAAGCAATTACTCGCCGATGGGAAAGACGTGCGCATCTTCACGGCCCGCGTAGCCGACGATCCGAAGGGTATAGCGCGAGCCGCCATCGAAGCGTGGAGCCAAAGAGTCTACGGTAAGGCGCTGCCTCTCACGCACGAGAAAGACCGCTACATGACCGAGTTGTACGACGACCGCGCCCACACCGTCGAACCGAATACTGGGAAGGTGCTCGCGTGAGAATTGGCGAAGTCCCCATGAAGTGCAAGCTCTGTGGCTTCGAGTGCCCGCTCGACTCCGCGAACGGCGACGACCCCATCGGAGACGGCGCTTTCGGCTGCCCTCAACCCGATTGTGGCGGTGAAATGGTAATGGACGAAAGTAAGATCGTCCGCGACTCGGAAGGGATGTACCAATTCCGATGACCGTCACCGCCGCCGGTTCGCTCCCGGTCCAACTTCAGACCCTCGACGACGAGAAGGAGAAGAATATGCCGTCGCTCTCCACCGCGCAGCAAAACCTGGCCGCCCTCGCACTTCACGACCCCGAGAAAGTCGACCCAAAGAATAAGTCGATTCTCTCGATGAAGACACCGGACCTCAAAGAGTTCGCCTCGACACCGACCAAGGGACTACCGAAACACGTCGGTAAAGCGGGCAAACGAATGATGTCGAAACGCTGAAGGAGAACCTCATCTTATGACGTCACCGGCCATCGAAGGCCCCGGGGCGCTCCCGCTATCGGCCAAGTTCGAGAAGTTCATCACGGCGTACCTCAATACGCTCGATCTCGATAAAGCCTCGATCGAAGCAGGCTTCCAGCCAGAGACCGGGCGATCCCTCTACAAGCGACCCGCGATCCGTTCCGAAATCGAACGCCGAAAGAAGGCGATCGAAGCGGAAGTGAACCACCAGATCGCGAAGAAGCGCGTCGTCGGCGTTGACGCTCTCGACAAAAATCTGATGCAAGTCGTCCGCCTCGCGAAGAAGGACCTCGTCGAGTCCCCCGCTCTCGCCGCGTCGAAGGTGAAAGCGATCGAGCTTGGCTACCAGCGCGTCGGTCTCCTCGTCGACGGGAACTTTATCCCCGACGCGAGTACCGAAGTCGGGAAGCCGGACGAGGCGCCGCGCATCTTCCGTTCGGCAGAACAGTCGATACTTACCCATCAGATTACGGAGACACGACAGATAGTAACGACAAAAGAGATACTATCCTCCTCCGCTCCCGCGAAGCCATCCCCACCAACGATCGACGCCGACGCCTGGGCGGACTTCTGAGATAAAATAAGGGCTGAGATTAAAGCGCCGTGGAGGGCGCTCTAATGAACCAGCTCACACTGGAATCCCAGCCCGTCTCAGAATACCGCACAATTCAGCTCAACCGCTCACAGGTCACGCACGTTGACACCGCCGATTATTCCGGTGTCGCGCGTTTCCCGTGGTACGCGGATTGGACTGAGCACAGCCAGACGTTTTACGCCGTGTACTTCGATTACTCTGGGCCGAAGAAGAGGAAGGTCTACCTCCATCGTATGCTGATGGGGTTCCCAGTGGGGCAAGTTGACCACCGGGATCACGACGGCCTAAATAACCGCCGGTATAACCTGCGCGTAGCGACAAAGCTCCAGAATCGATACAACTCGCGCACGCTAATAGGGACTAGCGGGTACCTCGGTGTATCGTGGCATTCGTGCGGGAAGTGGGCGGCGGGAGCAAGTGTTGAGAATAAGCGAGTGCATCTAGGCTTATTCCATTCGCCTATCGTCGCAGCTTTGGTCAGGGATCGGTTTGTCCTTTCCATTCGCGGCGACTTCGCAAATCTAAATTTTCCGAGGGGAATAGATGGCATTGATTTTACTGGAAGACAACGGCTTCTTGCCTCTTCCTGCCAGTCTGCAGGAGATTAATGGCTGGAAGCCGGGCAGCTCCGCCCAACTTACGGCTCTTAGTTGCCGTGCGCAAATGCTGTTGTACGGCGGACAGAGCGGGTCAATGAAAACTAACTTTCTAGTGGCAGACTCTGCGCAGGAATACGACCGTCCGAACTTCCGCGGCATCTTGATTCGCAAATCGTTCACTGAGATGACGAACATCATGGACGAGATGGACAAGATATACCGGCCCCTTGGCGCGCGCAAATCGGATGGAGGCAAACTCTGGAGATTTCCCGCGGGGGGTCAGATGCGCCTTGGGTATATGGCTAAAGATATCGACGTGGAACTTTACACCGGGAAGCCTATTTCGTGGCTTGGGATCGACGAAGCTCAGTTTCAAACGGAAGATAGAGTTCGTAAACTATTGCCATGGGTTGCTACGCCGCTAGAGTGGGGATTGCGTGATCGTATCCGGTTGACCGCTAACCCATCGACTCCTTGGCTAAGGAAGGTGTTCCTCAATGGTGAGTGCCCGGTATGCCATCCAGAGCGGTCCGTTACCCCATGCGCTGTCTATGGTGGCGCTCGATGGCAAAAAGACGACGACTTGGTTAGGCTAACGACCTGCTTCATCCCTGGGAAGCTAGCCGACAACCCGTATTACGACGAGCGCAAGCGGTCGATGCTCGAATCCCAAACAGCCGCAGTCCGCAAGAAGCTGCTCGAAGGCCACTGGTGTGAAACCGAAGGCGCCTTCTTCGAGTTCCTCAACGACAGCTATATCGTTCCCTACCACGAGGTGAACGAGCAATGGTGGATGACGCACTTCATCGTCATGGACTACGGTATGTCGAGTTCCGCCGCCGCGACCGGGCTCTACTTCATCGACGAAGCGAACCGGATGATCAAGATCGGCGAGGACCTCGAACGGAAGATGCACTCCGGCGAGTACGCTCACCATATCGTGAACAAGTTCCTTCAGAGGACGATTCAGGGCCAGCGGTGCCGGATCGTAACCGGGTACTGTGACCCTGCGATGGACGCCCATACCGGGACGGGCCAATCGAATCGCGAGATCATCCAAGAGGTCTTCGATAACCACGACCTCTCGCTCTTAAGCGCCGCGAAGGATTCGGTCGGGAACGCCCAGTCTCTCGCTGGACGGCTCGCCCGCCATGAGTTCATCCTGACCGATTTGGTCCCGAAGAGTTACGAGTCGCTCGCCAGCCGAAAGCACGACCCGGACCGCCCGGGCGCGATTCTCAAGATTAAGGGCGATGAGCTTGATGATTTGCTCGACACTGATTTGTACACAAATACTTTCCTCACCGGCGAGCGAAAGCCTGACGCGGTTCGGACGGCGGAGAAGATCGAGCAGCTCAAGAAGGGCGGCGTGGACGACCGGAGCCTGAACGTAATCAAGTGGAAGCTGGATCGGGAAACAGAGGCGAAGAATCAGCCGGTGGCGATGGGGCGCCCGACTCTTGGCCGGGCACCATTCCGGAAATAGAACGCTGGCCGACCATCTTCGGGTCCCCGCAGTCTCGATGGCGGACGACGATAATCTCGTAGCGTTCGCGGCGGTGAATCGCCCGGCTACAGGCGACGCAGACGAGGCGCTTGATCTTCGGCGCTTTCCTGATCCTTTTCATCCAGTCCTACCAATCGGTCGAAGCCGCTGGCGCTTCGATCTCTTCCGCATCCTCCTCTAAATCTCCGAGAAGGTCGAGTTGCCCGGTCGAATCAGTCCAGTTATTCGCGACGCCGCTTTCCAGGTTCATCTTCGCTTGAGCGTAGTAACTCGGCTTAAGTTCCATGCCGATTCCGCGTCGGCTATTCGCGACCGAAACGTAGACCTCGGAGCCTACCCCCATGAACGGCGTGAGGACTGTCTCGCCCGGATTAGACCAGAGCGTTATGACTCGCTCGATTACGTCGAGTTGAAGCGGATGAACGTGCTTCTCGTCCTCTTCGTCGCGCGCCTGGCGGAAGGGAAGGACTCGATCGATGCGGATATCATCCCAAAAGGACGACGCGTACTGGCGCCAAATCCAGTGAGAGTATCGGTTCTCGATCTGATTCCCTTTCCATCCTTTGTACCGTAGAAGCTCTTGCGGTATCTCGCGCGACCCGGCGTAAGCGTGGAGGCCTGTCGGGTGCGCTATCGGAACCGGGTTGTCCCCTTTGCGGCGGAAGACGAGCAGGTAATCCGCGCTCGCTACGGAGCATCGGCTCGAATCTTCGACAATGGTTTTATGGGCGAGGTTCTTCGCCATGGTCCGATTACGAACGGCTAGGGGCTCTTTCCAAATCGCGTAGCGCGCGATATACCGCCAGCCCTCGCGCTCGTGAAGGCGAATGATATCGCCCGGGAAGTCGATCAGGTGATCGGTCCCGCAATTCCCGCTCGGCACATCCATGCAATGAACCGCCGTCATGCGCCCGGGGACCGTGAGGCGGAAGAGTTCGCGGACGACGAAGGCGTAGTGCTCGAAGAACTGCTCATAGTCCCGGCAGTTCGATAGGTCCTTCTCGGACGAACTATAGCAGTAGAGCCCGCCGAATGGGGGAGAGTATACCGATAGGTGGATGCGCTCGTCGGGAAGCGACTTCATCACTTCGATACAGTCGCCGTTGTACACCGCGTATTGTTTCGTGATTTCCTGTTCCTTCACAGCCATGTGGGGACTTCCTCTCTTTCGGTGAACTTGGTACTGCGGTCAATCGAGATAGCTTGGTTCATTTGTTCGACCAACGCGGTAAAGAGTTCATCGGCAGCCTTCGCCTTGCGCTGGAGATTCTTTAGAACGTCGCGCTCACCTTCGGTCGTCACGATATCGGCGACGACCGGATTCTGTTGCCCGAACCGCCAGAAGCGACGGATCGATTGGTAGTACTGCTCGAAGCTATGGGACGGGAACGAAACGGTATGATTGCAGTGCTGCCAGTTAAGACCCCAGCCTGCGATGACCGTCTTTGTGACGAGCCTCTTTACCTGGCCCGACGAGAACGCGACCAGCTTCTCTTCCTTCGCGTCATCGGAATCCGCGCCAGAGACTTGGACCGAATCGGGTATCAACTCTTCGAGTAGGTCCCCCTCGGGGTTAAGGTGGCACCAGGCGACCGAGGTTTCGTGGGCGAGGCAAAGCTCGGCGGCCTTCTCGCACCGTTCACGGATAGTCCTTCGCCGCTCGTCGCGCTGTTCGGTTAGCCCGACGGCAGGAAGCGGGAAGAGCATACCGTTCGGCAGCGAGTCCGCGATAACTAGGTGATCGCGTTCGATCAGCGGGGGAAGTACGAACCCCTCGTCATCGAATCCGAGGTCGGACGGTTTTCGGCAGGCCCGCGCCCATGAGCAAACCCAGCGCATAAACGGGATACGTGCGTGACCCTTAAATCTCCACTTGGACCGTTCGTCTAACTGAGCGAAGTTCTGCCCGCGATGGCGAAAGGTCATCGGCTTGATCGTGTTCTGGTCGTTCTTGAAGAATCGCATCAGCATATCCATATAGCCAAGCTCGCCGAGGGCCTCGCTGCTCGTTCCGAGTTCGGTATAGTCGTTTGGCGCTGCGGTCGCGGTACAGAGAAGGCGATATTTCATCTTCTTCATGAACTCGGTAATCGCGGCCTTGCGCTTGCCGTCGAAGTTCTTCAGGCAACTCGATTCGTCGCAGACGCAGCCGACGAAGTCCGACGGGTTGAATAGGTGGAGCTTCTCGTAGTTCGTCAGGATGAGATTCTTCCCGAGCGGGAGTGCCCCGTCGCGGGAGATGACCGTCTCGATCTCGAACCCCTCGGCTTGGAGATGAGTCTGGAGCGACACGGCAAGCGGGGAGAGAATTAAGACTCGCCCGTTCGCGTGCCTCGCGACGTTCTCGGCCCAGACGAGGAACTGAGGCGTCTTCCCTAGTCCGCAATCCTCGAAGAGCGCATACCGGCCCTTGAGGACCGCCTGAGCCGTCAGCGATTGTTGGAAGGGGAATAGCCAGTCGGGGATCCAAAGCGGGTCGAACCCGTGAAGGCCTCCCATCTGGGATTTACTCTCAAGGAACCGATCATAGGGCGTCCAGTTCCGCTGATTCGGCAAAATCATTTCCGGTCCCATCACGGCCCCGGCGGGGATAATCGCTTGCTCTTTCATTCTTGCCTAACCTTTCTTCTCCTGAATCGTGCAGACCGATGCCTCGGTCAAGAGCAGCGTGCTCGCCACGCTGGCCGCGTTCTGGAGCGCGCAGCGGACCACGCGAGCCGGATCGATAATGCCAGACTCAATCAACCGCTCCAGTCTGTCTGTAGCGGCGTTGTATCCGTAGTCTGGAGGCATCGGCCCACCAACGCCCTGAGGGTATACTCCCCCATCTGTATCCGCTTTGCCGAAGTGTCCACCGATCTCGACTCGTCCTCGCCCGACGCCAACGTAGAACTTAATCGCGTCCTCGCCGCATCCCGCGTTCAGGCATATCTGACGCAGAGGCGACTCCAGCGCCGCCGCCACGATGAGAGCCCCGCGCAACTCGTCGTGCTCGCCGAACTTCGCCGCTTCGAGCTTATCCATCGCGCTCAAGAGCGCCTTCCCGCCGCCCGCGACGATACCCTCTAAAACAGCGGCGCGCGTCGCGCAGACGGCGTCATCGACCCGGTCGCGCTTCTCTCTCTGTTCCGCTTCGCTCGGCGCTCCCACGCGGATTACAGCGACGCCAGCGGCCAACTTGGCGAGCCTCTGCTTGTACTGCTCCCGCGACAGGTCATTCTCCGCGCTCTCGATCAACGACCGCAAGAGCGTCGCCCGAGACTCCCGCCTTTCCTTGTCGCCATCCCCGCCGGATATCGTCGTACTATCCTTCCCGACGACGACCCGCTCGGCCTGACCTAAGTCCTCGACCCGAATCGAATCGAGCGTGCGGCCGCAATCCTCGGTAAAGGCATACCCCCCGGTGACGATAGCCAAGTCTTCGAGCAGCGCCCGCCGCTGGTCGCCGAACGCCGGGGCCTTGATCGGTACGGCGTGCATCACGCCCTGGGCCTTGTTGTGGATCAGCGATACGACGAAAGGCTGGTCGTAGTCCCCGGCCACGATCAGGAACGGGCGCCCGGTCGGGAGTAGCTCCTCGAATACGGCCTTGACGCCTTCGGTCATCGTGAAGAGTTTCCGCTCCGTGATAAGAATGAACGCCCTGTCGAGTACTGTCTCCATCCGCTCCGGGTCCGTGATGAACGGGTGAGCCAGATGGCCGCGGTCAAGCTGCATTCCCTCGACGACCTTTAGCGAAGTCTCCGCGTCCGACGATTCGGCGACCAAGAGAACGCCGTCTCTGCCGACGCGCTTCATCGCTTCGGCGATCATCTCTCCGATAGCGCGGTCGCCGTTCGACGATATCGTACCGACGCGAACGATGGTCTCGTTGTCCGTCACCGGCTGGGCTATCGCCTTGATGTGGTCAACGACGAGCGATACGGCGGCGTCGATACCGCGCTTTAGAGCGACGGGGTTCGCGCCTGAGGCTACCGCTTCTAGGCCCTTTTGGAAGATCACTTGAGCTAGGAGCGTCGCCGTCGTTGTCCCGTCCCCAGCTTCGTCGCTGGTCTTGGTCGCAGCCTCCCGAATCAGGTTGGCTCCGAGATTCTCGAATGGGTCGGCTAAGTCGCGAATCTCTTTCGCCACAGAGACTCCATCCTTGCTGATGCGAGGGGGGAATAGCGGGTGGAGTTCGAGAAGGACGCAGCGGCCTTTCGGCCCCAGTGTCGCCTTGACCGCATCCGCCAGCGTGTTAACGCCACGGAGGACGCGCTCGCGTGTTTCGTTACCGAGTAGTACTTGCCTCATTCCGTCTCCTTGATCCTGCCATCTAATTCTTCGAACCGCAGCAGCTTGAACTCTTCGCCGTCGAGTTTGATCTCGCGCCCGGCGTATTCGCGAAAGGCGACGATATCGCCGACGGAAACGCCGTCCGGGTTGACGAGCTTATTTACCCCCGGCGCCGGATGCTGGTAGAACCTGAGGACGCGCGGCCCCACGGCGACTACTTCGCCCTCCATCGGTTTCTCCTGCTGAACGCCGGGCGTCTGAATCCCGCCCTTCTTCACCGCGACCGCGCGAGGGCGCACCAGAACTCTATCGCTAAACGGAACGAACTTCTTCATTTGGTCATCTCCGATCTTTTCTTTACTTCGGTTAGCCTCAATAGCCGGTCAACCGTCCCGGCGTCCTCATCCTTGATCGGCTCCTCTTTCGGTCGGCCCGGCCTAACCTTGAGCCCCTCCCCGCGTAACCGATGGTGCCTAGCCTTCGCCGCCGCCGCGTGGGGTACGCGGCAATCGGAGCAGCGGCAACCGGCGACGTACATGCTATCCGTGCCGTGCCTTCTCATCGGGTAGCGGAGCGTCATCTCTTCGCGACTGGCTTTCACCGCTTCACCCCTTTATCCTGCCAACGGCAACACCACGGAATAAATTCGACTTTTACGGTGCCGGTCTCCCCGTCCCGCGCCTTCGCCCGAATGATCTCGTCGGACTCCTCGTTCGAATGGTCGTAGTAACTCGGACGGTGAAGAAAGTCTACGTTATCCGCCGTCTGCTCGATCTTTCCCGAGTCCTGTAAATCCGTCAGCGACGGCCTCATATCCTTGTTCCGCGTACTGGCGCGGTTCAACTGGTGATAGAGAACGACCGGGACGCCTAACTCCATCCCGAGGGCCTTGATCGCCCTGACCTTATCGCCGATCATTTCGTCCGTCCGCTTGCCCTTCTCCCAGAACCCCTCGTTCGATATCCCGGTCAACTGATCGATCACGATCACGTCGAGTTCGTCGGTCCGCTTCAGTCGCTTCGCCTTCCCGCCGATAGCGGCGAGGCTCATCGACGGGCGAGAATCCCAGAATATCGGGAGAGTAAGAAACTCCGCGCGCGCGTCCTCCACGTATTGCTTCTCTACGAAGTCGAGCGTCCCGCGCCGGTACGCCTTGAACGATACGTTGGCGCGCCCGCAGATCATCCGGCCTACGAACGACGGCTTCGACTGTTCGTTCAAATAGACGGCGACGGACTTCCCACGCCGCGCTATCCTCCACGTGATCGTACAGGCGTGTGATGTTTTGCCCATCGAGGTCCGCGCGCCGACG